TGTAAAAGTCAGTAGCCCATTCAATTTTATGCTTGTGCTCGTTGTTCAACTCGCCTTTCTCCATGTCCCATTCTCCTACCAGGTACAGCTCAAAATCCTCAACCGCTGTAATGTTCATGTTTTGTACGCTGCGCACTGCCACAGCGTTGTTGGCCGCTTGGAATACGGGCCCGTATTGTTCAGCGACGTTATCATAAAGTGTGTAAAGTTTTTGTTTCATCTTAATGTTTTTCCTTTCTCTTGAGACCGGAGCGCATGTATGCTCGCCTTGGCTTTGAGATTAGCCTGCATGGTCAATCCGTTCTTTTTTCGGATGCCACGTATTAAATCACGCTCCTCTATTGTCAACTCCTTTAAAGTTTTACCGCCGGTCTCCGGTAGTCTCTCTAGTGTCTCATCGGCCTCTCTAATAGTCTGCCTCTCTTCGCTTTGCTCCAGGTAATAAGCGTGAGCAACCGGATCTACGGTTTTGAGCAGCTCTATGTAATATCTCGGAATCGCTTGCGGGCGCCCTCTAAATTTTAATCCATCATCAAGAAACTCATGGTAATGTTTGAGCCACCATTCCTTACCGATACCCTGGCTTTGGGTCTGAAACGGCGGGGGCTTGCCCATGTATTCAGTGTGCTTCTGATCTCCGGCCATCCATTTTTTATCTATATACCCGGCCACGTATCGAATAGAATCTTCCTCAGCGTGGCCGTTCTCTACGTTACCTTTGCCCCAGACCTGGCGTAACATTAAGTCTGCTTCATGTTTAGCCAGGCCAAAGATAATCGCATGGTAATGAGGGCGCTCAGTCTGTTCGCCGTATTCACCGCAAGCAAAGTACTTGATATCGGGAATTTTTTTTCGCAACCGCTTAAAAAATTTTTGCAAGTCTGATTTTTTTAAACCTCTTCCCGGAAGATTTTCCTGGTCATAGGTCAGCGTGACAAAGCACGCTTTGTCCCAAGATTCTTTTTCATGTAACATTCTGATAGTCCACATTTTTCTCCTCTGTATCCTGCAATACAAACATTTTCCGCAGGCAATAAAAAAGGCTCGGTCGCCCGAGCCCTCTAGCCACCAGGGGTTGGCACATTTCACAGTCTAACGCCGCCTCTGGACACATTGTAATATTTTTTTTGTTTAGCCGGTCTGCCTTTACGCATATGGCCTTTTTTTGGTTTCCATCCGTTCACTTTTACCTCCTTCGCCTTGGAAAGCGCGTTTCTTTTGGATTAATTAGAGCGCCGCCCTCACCCTTCGGGTTGACGATTAAATCGACGCCCTCAGCCAAGTCTTGGGCTTTTTTCGCCTCCGCCGAACTGCGCTCGCTCATGTTATATTTTTTGTCACGTTCCAGCTCGTACCGCTTACGCTGCGCATCTACCCAAGTTCTATAAGTATCCGCGCTTATCGCCTTGGACTTAAAAGCGTTCATCATGAGATCTTGTTCCATGTTCTGTTGAGTCGATAGAGTGTTTTGCTTTATATTACTCGTCTCCGCCGCGGTTCTTTGCATATCCGCGTCAGTTTTTGCAACTTGAGAAGCCGCAAGCGTGTTCTGGATGGCCCCGCTTATAGCCGGGCCAGCCCAGTCTTGCCCCTTCGGGGCATCAAGTTTTATCGGGGAAGAAGAAGAAGCACCTTGCCCAGCTGCAAGCACAGGGGACAGCCCTGCCGCATTCAGATCACCAACTCGGCGCTGAATGGCAGTATCTTCTCTACCCCATGATTCGCGCATCAACCTTTCGTTCTGCGCGTTAGTCTCCCTTTGCATCGCTATATTTCTCTCATTGGCGGCATGGCCAAACAGCCCGCCAAATAAGCCGCTCGCGGCTCCCGCTGCTAGTGATTCTATTAACATTTTTGACTCCTTTCAGTCGTTTTTTTTGAGGTGAGGTGTCACCTCGCATAATTCACATCAAGGGCGATGAATTATGCGTTTTGTTCAGAGCGTTAAAACGCTCTGTGTGAGCTTCTCCGAAGCGCCCCCCTCCGTATGGGTTCCCCCAACGGGGGAACCGTTGTAGAAGGGCTGTAAATGCCCTTAGAATCGATTCTAGAAGTGATTTGCGGGGCGCGGTTGGGTACCGCACCGGGGGGACTGCCCCCGGTGCTGACCCAACCCGGCGCCGCCGCTTTGCTGGATAGGCATTCGCCTGTCGCATCACTCCCAGCATGTTAGTCTTTTGCGGTGGCCTGCGCGGCCCCCTGCACCCCTCCGCCCCCTGAAAGGGGGTTATCCTCGCCAGGTGAACCTGGGGAGGATTGTTGTTTTTTGGACAGTTCGTCCGCTTTTTTTGCCTCGGCTTTTTGGGCTTTTATACGATCGTTCAGTATAGCCTTACGCTGCGCGACGGCCTTTGTGAACTCAGCGTATTCTGCAAGCCCGAAGCCTAGGCTGCGTACTTGGACACTGTCCCAGTCGACATCTTCGATGTCTAGTTTTCCTGTAGCGTCGTACAGGTTTTGTTGTGCGCGGTATTGTCGCAGGTTCTCACCTGCTAGTTGTACCGCGACCATTCTTTTTGAGAATGGTGTATATCCGATGCGCTCAGTCATAGACTTCGCTCGTTCGCCCTCGTAAGACTCAGGCTTAGATTGTATAGGCCTTCTTGGAAGGCCTGATGTTACTTTTGTTTTTTCCATTGTCGTCAAACTCCCATGGTATTAGGTATGGGCAAGAAAGGCAGAGGCCTAATTGCCTGAATGTGGTTTCCGAAAGACACGATAAGGCCAGGCACTGAAGGCACGGCGAATATGTCTTTCCGGGGTACGCATTCAATGAACGCACCGTTTAGCGCTGGCGGTGATGCGTTGTTGAACTGGCGCCCCAGGTGCCAGTAATCGAAAGTCGTTCGCATCTCCGAACATACCATGTCCGGTATGAAACGCATTTCGTTGTATCGGCCTGTGTACCCGAAACTGTTTAGATTGTTAACGCCGGTTGGATCTTGGACAATTGTCTGCGTGCAAATCTCGGCGTTATATATGGCCTGTTCGCTGAGACCAGCAAACTCAGGCCATGGGAAGTCGAACGCAGTTCTCCAAAGCCATTGCCGGTTAATCCCGTCCTGGTAAGCTGCTTTAGGTCTTACGACCATAAGGCCCATGATAATTCCGAATTCTTCCACCCGGTATTTTCCAACCCTGGAAGATTGAACAGCAATGCCGTGACCGGCAAGATTGCCTTGCGGCGTTGTTGTACCTGAAGCGGATTCTGCCGAAGTTTGCAATACTTCAGAAATAACCGCATGGTTTTTCGTCCCTCCGATAAATTCGGGGCGCTGTAACCTATCGTCGTTGGGAGCAACGCCCCAGTGCACGCGTATCACTTCGTTGTATCTGGCGCCGCCCCTGGCATTGCGTTCCATCCACACTTGCATAGCAAGCGTGAGGCGGAAGTCTGCAATGTCAACAGAAGTGAATGCAGAGCCGTCGATGATATTATTGTCGCTAAGAAAGTTGTCCCAGTTAGGTTTAAGCCAGGTCGTGGTGTTAGTTCCGTCGACGCTACCTGATGCCGGCCCACCGGCTGTCATGCCTACAATCTTTGCAGAGGTCTGAACGGAAGCTCGCGACAAGCTCGGCCATGCAGCAGAGTCACCAGGCCCTACCCAGTTAGCAAACGGTAGGTCGAAGGCAGCTGCCGCACTGCCAAACACAGGCAAAGCGGGCGCCGTGCCCCTCTGTGTCCAGGGCAAGGCGCTGGTGAAATAATCTTTGCGCCACGCCGCGTTGAGAATGCTATGCTGAGTACCATAGTCCGTTATATCCAACTCAGCCTGAAGGGTCTCGTCTCGAAAATACTCGTTCCAAATTTTATAATAAGCGCGGCGCGGGTAGTCCATCGGGCAAGCCTCTTCTGGAGGTTGCAGTAAAGGGAAACCCAAGAAATCCCAAAGTCCTCCCATAGCAACGACGTTGGCCGGCGTTGTAAACAACGCCGGATCAAACAATGGCGGCGTGAGTTCTGTAGTGCCTTGAATTCCCTTCGTAATAAACGTCTCAAAGTTCTCGTCTAGCAACCGATACGGTACAAAGAAATAGAATGTCTCCACGTCAACCTGGTGCAAGATCGGAGCGACCATTGGTTGGAATCGGATGACGCAGCTGTTATCAACCTGGAATACATCTCCGGGAAGAGCCGCTGTTGCCAATACGGGGATAATCTGTCCCATATCGCAAGTAAATTTTTTCTCATGAGACAGGTCAAATGCGGAGCGCCCTGGGGCGCGTCCTTTTTCATTGTTGAATACATCTCCACGATTACTCATTTTTCCTTCCTTTTGAGCTCTGCCTTGTAAAAGTCAGTAGCCCATTCAATTTTATGCTTGTGCTCGTTGTTCAACTCGCCTTTCTCCATGTCCCATTCTCCTACCAGGTACAGCTCAAAATCCTCAACCGCTGTAATGTTCATGTT